GGTTCCAACAACCGACGTAATAATGTCATTCTTTAGGCGGTTTTCTTCCTCAACGTTATAATCCAAACTCCCACGGTCAACGGTCAACATTTGCACCGGGTTACGCAAATCGGGTTGTTTGTCCCCGTCCGGGATTGGTATTTCAACGAACGACCCAACGCCATTAATACGACTATCCCCGCATTTGGGACAACGCATCAAAAGCCCGGCGGCATCCAATTTATAAAATCCCTGTTTGTCTTTCAAAAACCCACCGTCGCAATAATCGCCATTTTCGCCGTTACTGAAATCGCAACTTTGTTCATACCCGGAATAAATCGGATATGCGCCGTATAAGTCTAAATGTCGCTTACTGATATGGTAAAACAAAAACCAATCCAACGCCTCCAATTGCTTTGTTAGCGGGGATTGTTTAACGTCGGGTTCTGATAGGCTCAACGGTTCGTTCCAAAAGAAACGGGCGGGACAATAACCGACGTCGTGCGGGTTATCAACCAACAATTCGCCGATATTATGGTTTTTGTCCTCTCTGAATACCCTATAACGTTCGTCGTCAATCACTGCGATACGTTCCCCGTCTTGCCTAAAAATGATATAATCCATTACCCCCGTCGTCGGGTTGGCTCTGTAATCAATCACGGATGCAATAGGCAACCAATAGAAATACGGTT